TCTATTACTAATGACATTAACAAAGTGTTTGAAGAAAAGCCCAAACTCATTACAATGTTTAAGTTAAATGAAATGGAATTTGGCTTTATACCTAAGCTAGATGAAATGACCTTTGGAGAGTATGTTGACTTGGATTCTTATTTACCGAATTGGGATACTATGCATAAAGCAATGAATGTTTTATTTAGGCCTGTTACTTATAAACCTAAAAAAAAGTGGTATAATTTTTTTACATGGTTGTTTATAGATGAAAGTAAATATTTAACAGAAGAATACAAAGGCTCAGGAAAATATGATTTAAAAAACATGACTTTAGATATTGTCTTTGGTTCTATTGTTTTTTTTTGGAGTTTAAAAAACGAATTACAGAATCATATCCTGAACTATTTGGCGAATCAGAAGGAAATAACCATCTCTCAAGAACTGAGGGATTCTCTCAAAAGTGGGGTTGGTATCAATCAATTTATGGGTTGGCCAATGGAGACATTAGAAAACTAGATGAGGTTGTTAAGCTAAGACTACATCAATGCTTACAGCACTTATCATTTGAAAAAGACAAATACGAACTAGAGGCACATATGTTAAAAGCTAACAAGAAATGACAAGGCAAGAAATATTAGAAGAAATCATGGAGCGAGATTTATTCGAGAAGGATGAATACATAATTCTTGCTGATGGTTTTGAAGATGCTTTTCTAGGTGTTACTGCTGGCAAGCCTATAAAAGTAGTTTATGACTTTTGGAAGTGTTTAGACTTAATCATCAAGAGAGATAACGCAGAATTTGACGAAGCTATGGACTGGCTAGAAGAATTTATAGAAGAAGAACTAGGGCAGCACGCTCCACTATATATAAAACCAATACAATGAAAAGTTTTTACAACATAATAGATAAGATTAAAACAGTGGTTAATGCAGAACCATTTAACAGCACAGTAACATTTGGAGATATAGCTGATATTGATTTAAAGAAACAAAGCATATTCCCACTAGCTCATATTATGGTAAATAATGCTACTATTAATGACAATTACATCACTTTTAATGTTACTCTATTTGTAATGGATTTAGTAGAGGTTTCAAAAAATGCTGATACAAGTTTATTCTTAGGCAATGACAACACACAAGATGTATTGAACACACAAATAGCTTTAGGCACTAGAGTAATTAGGGTATTACAGAAAGCAGATTTATATAGAGATGAGTTTGAACTTATTAATCCAGCTAACTGTGAACCGTTTGAAGAAAGATTTGATAATGCACTTGCTGGCTGGGCAATTACATTTGATATAGGAGCTAAAACAGAAATGACATATTGCTAATGGGCCAATTCAATGACATATTAGAAAAGTATGCTAAGTATGTAATACAGCAGTCAAGAAGTAATTTAACTAAAGGAAAAACAAACTCAAGTAAAAACCTTTACAACAGCCTTAAATACAATATAAACGGAACAAGAGTAACATTTGAAAGCGAGAATTACGGAGAGTTTATAGACAAAGGAGTTAAGGGAGCTAAGTCAACTTATCCTGAAAGCTCTGCAAGCCCTTTTAAATACACAAACAAACAACCTCCTTCAAGCGTGTTTGACAAATGGATTAATCAAAGAGGCATAAAAGGTAGAGACAAAAAAACAGGAAGGTTTATTACTAACAAGTCATTAACCTTTTTAATAGCAAGAAGCATCAAAAACAAAGGAATAAGAGCAACAATGTTTTTTACAAAGCCATTTGAAGCAGGTATAGAGAAATACAGTGATGAAATGATTGAAGCAATACTAAATGATAACTTATGAGTACAATAATAAGAACAAGAAGCCCATTTTTTATAAGAACGCAAGAAGAAACTGATGCGGATTTAAATTATTTTGAAGCAACTATTTTAATTTATCAAGGTGATGTAACTCCAACCATAGTATGTGGTAATTTTACAAAATCAATAACATTAAGTAAAAAAGTTTTAGAAAATGAAACATCTGTAACATTTGAAATAAGCGAAATAATAAACCAATATCTAAAACAAACTTATAACCAAGCAGCACTACAGAGCATATGGGCAAGAGTAACAACAAGAGGGTACAAAGCAGATGCAACAGCACTAGGAAACCCAAATGCGACCACCTATTTAGCACAAGAAGGTTTTAACACTTTTAGAGAAGGAGTCAATTTTACAAATCATCCTGATGCAATGATTACTACAAATCATATACAAATTAAAAAAGGCGATGCAATAAGGATTCCTATAAATGCCGAAACAGTTAGCTCAGTTACTTTTAAGGCTGGTTCTTCAAATATTTCAGTAATAACTCCAACTGATAATGGAGACTCTAATCAAAAAATACAATACGTATCTGCAACCAATAACACAATTGACAGTGTCGTTGTAAGAAACACTGCCAACGCAACAAGACAAATCACAATAGAACAAATAGAAGAATGTAAATATTCGCCAATAAGATGTGTGTTTTTAAATAGGTGGGGTGCTTTTCAAGATGTATATTTTTTTAAAAAAACAACCTCATCTTTAGAGTCAAGAAACGAAACTTTTAACAAATCTATATTTGCAACAAAAACAATTCTGCCTTTTGTTATTAATGGCGAATGCACGCCTGTTAGCACATACAACAGTTATAGCGTAACAGACCACCCTAGAAAAACATTTAACGCAAATGCAAAAGAATCATTAATTCTAAACACTGGATTTATTAAAGAAAGCATGAACAGCACTTTCCAAGAACTTCTAGTGAGTGAATATGTTTGGTTAGTTATTGGTGTTTCTTCATTAACAGAAAGCAACATTCATCCAGTAGTATTAAAAGACTCAAACCTACAAACCAAAACTAGTTTAAATGATAGGTTAATAAATTACACAATGAATTTTGAAATGTCATTTGACTATATAAACAACATTAGATAATGCAAAAGATAAGCTTATTAATACAGCCTGTTTTAACAGACACTCAAGAATCACAAAGCTTTGTTAATGTTGATTTAATGGAGGAGGAATTAATTACATTAACTCAAGTCATTCAAGATGTAAAAGACATTGAAAAAATATTCACAGACTTTTCAAAAACATTTAATCTTCCAGCATCTAAAACAAATAATAAACTATTTCAAAATTGGTATAATCCTGATGTAGTTGGATTCAATAATCAAACTATGTGCAATGCCAAAATAGAATTAAATCACTCAGAATTTAAAAGCGGTAAAATAAGACTTGAAAATGTTGTTATGAAAAACAACAGGCCCAGCATATACAAAGTTACTTTTTTTGGAAACACTGTTTCATTAACTGATTTAATGCAAGATGATAATTTAGATGTTTTATCATGGCTAAATAATTTTAATATAACACAAACACCAACAAATGTTTTAAATGGCCTTAAAGATGGTTTAGACTTTACAGTAGATTCAATTACTTATACAGATGCAGTAATATTTCCATTAATAACACATACACAACAATATGTATTAAATTATAGTTCTGATGGTAACAATCCAAATAATATAGCTGCTAATAATAACACAAACATCACTAGAAGGGGGGTATTGCCTGAGGATTTAAAACCAGCTATAAAAGTTCAATTAATAATTAAAGCAATTGAGCAACAGTATGGATTGACATTTAAAACAGGTGAATTTTTTGATAGTTCTGCTGTGGCTAATATGTACTTATGGCTACACAGAGATAAAGGTAAATTAGCCCTTGCTGGAACATGGTTAGGTAATGTAGATGCTTATTCATGTTCAGGTGCTAACTGCTCAACATTAGGAAACCTTAGTAATAGATATGGCCATGTTGATACATCAACAGGAATTATTCATTACAAACCACTTATTGGATTACAATCAGGAGCGGGTTTACCTGACCCAGGATTTTATAAGGATAATAAAGCAACTATTACAGTTGAAGTAACACCTGCATCAGGGTTTGAAAGTGTTATTTATGATTTAGAAATAGTAAACTATATAACTTCACAAAGTGTAGCAGTAACACAAAATTTAAGCGGCACTAATCAATTAAGTATTTCTTTAAATGAAAACTTTAATAATCTTCAATTTGTTGGTAGAGTCACTTCAGTTGAAGTATTTCAATTTCAATTTAAAATCACATATAATAGAACATTAATATATAATAAAGGCTTACCCCCACAAGCGGAAATTCATGTTGAAAATGCAGTATTTACAAGTACATCAAGTTCATTAACTCCAACAGGTGGTTTAATAACAATTACAGATAATGTACCTGAAATAAAAGTAATTGACTTTTTAAAAGGTATTTTTAAAATGCATAATCTAACAGCATTTATAAACACAGATAATGAAATAGTAATAAAAACATTAAATTCTTTTTATGCAGGTGGAAGCACATTAGATTTAACGGAATATATAGACACTACACAGCACAGTATTGAATCAACTTTACCATTTAGTGAAGTTAAATTTGAATATCCCGAACCAAAAACAATATTAGCGCAAGAATTTTTGAATTTAAATAATAGAAGATTTGGTTCATTAGATTTCTTGTCAAAAGGAAGTGCAACTAAAAAATATGAAATAAAAGCACCATTTGAACACATGATGTTTCAAAGGTTATTTAGTGGAACAGAAGCAACACAGGTTATATATGGAGCTTTTATTGATGAAGAATTAAAATCAACAATAGGTGCACCACTTTTATTTTTTGCTAATAATGTCATAATTGATGATGAAGATTATGAAATAAATTTTGTGGATTCTACAAGGCCAGCTGATGGCGGATTAGTTCCAGCAGGAACTAGAACAAGCCTAAATAAAGCATGGTTACCAAATAACACAGACATTGTAAATCCTACAACTTCAACAAGCCCAAACTTTGATCTACACTTTGGAAGCGAAATAAATAGTTATTCTTTAACTGATTATTCAGGT